AATTTGTGCGACAACTCCTGCCACATTGCTGAGATTCGGCTCAACATCACCTTTAAACTTTTGACCATCTCTAAAGTGTCTTTTTGCCCACGATTCCCTTTCTTTTATCCATTCTCTAATAGCTTCTGTGTCTTGACCATCTCTTGCCCTTCCCCAAAGCATAAACGCTTCATTTCCTCTTATATTCCCCCCTGCCTTCCATATCTTTGGCTGTTGCTCTTTTAGGTTTTTAGCAAACTCATAGTCAAACTGCTTTTCCTCGCTGTTACGCAAAGAAATCTTTTTATCGTCACCTTTTGTTGGAAAATCTGTCGGCATTAGTAAAAAATTATTCCATTCATTTTTGTAGCAACATCACCATCAGCATCAGGCATTGAACTATCACCATCCATACCGTAAAGAGGATAATCTCCTTGTTGGTCTTCATGAGTAATGAAAGCAATCATGTCATCACTCAAAACCTGTGCCTTTCTAAATGTATCGCTTTTCATCTGATTAAACTGCTCAACATTAGCAGGATTACTAAAGTCAGATGTGTTTAACACCAAACCTGCTGAGGTAGTGTTGTATTGTATTTCATTCATAACTTCAAATCTAACATACCAACAAAGGGCAGGTTTTATGTAGAAGTTAAGAAGTTCAGAGTTGGCACTCGTAAGAGTATCATTGTGATTTTGAGTTTTTAGTTCCTCATACATATCAAGACCAAGATAAGGTTTGATATGTGCTAACTCAGCTATTGTAATTATCTCAGCACTAATCAAAGATTGGTCTGTTGCCTGATTAGTGAAAGATTGAGTTATCACATCTGATGCTGTAACAAAATTGTTATATTGTCTTACGTTTGCCATTATATATTTTCGTTTTGTCTTTGAACCGTTATTGTCTGTCTGTCAGATATTAACAAGTCACCATCCTGTATGTTTGGAAGGTCTTTATTCAACATCATTCTTTGCTCGTTGATAGTCAAAACCTGCTTGGGGTCAAGGTCTGACAAGAATGAAATTGGTGGTTCGTAAACAACCTGTAAATCGTCTGTATCAAGTCCTAACTCTTTATTCAACACCTTTTTTATTGGTGATAGAAGAATGTTAGTAGTATCTTTGATTACTGTACTCATAGCTAATTCATAAGCTATTCTAATCTCACTACCTGTATTGTTCATCTTTCCTGAAGAAACAATACCACTAAGAGCAGGTTGCCATCTATGGGCGGTAATAATGTTTTGGTCGGTCAACTTCTGTAAATCTAAGAAGTCACCATCTTCCTTGTTGCTGATTATCTGAACGTCAGTACCTCTACTATCCTCACCATTCTTAACAAGGAATAATATCTTGGAGTTGTTTCCACTACCTGTTAGCGTTTCTTTAGCAGTTTCAACGAACTTTTCAGCTTCGGCTTCACCAAAGTCACTATTGACAGTAACAATAGCAGATGGACTAAAGCCATTCTTAAATGCTGTATGATTAAATTTACCAATTTCGTAGTCAATAGCAATATGCTCAAGAGAAGCAACGTAATCAGGTAAACCATAAAAACTAAAAGTGCTTTCATAGTCTTTGTAATGTATAATAAATCTACTACTCGCTATATTTGGGTAAACAGGAATAACCTGCTTTTTCTCAGGATTTCTTTTGTAATTATTCCAATCAGGATGAAAACAAACTGTTTTCTTGTTTTTGCTTACCCTTGCAGTTGAAGCATCTTTATGATAAAAGTTAATACCACCATCATATACAACTCCCTCAAGATAAGCATTTCCGTAAGTGAAGTAATCATCAGCTAATTTTTTAAATACATCTTTTAAACTCTCTCCATCAGCGTTTACATCATCTATGTAGTCCATCAATGCTTCGTTCTTACTAAAAAAACCACTACCTGTTGTAAATGTGGTTTTCTGTGCTAATACTGAACGATGAGTAGAAGATTGTCTTTTTAACTCAGCTAAATACTGAGGGAATAGATTATCTTTTCCGAAAGGGATATAGTCCTCTCGCAATCTATCTAAGTCTTTTACTTCCCTATCAACATCAGGGGTTGATAAGTTTACAAAAGCATATTTAGCACTAAACTTGCTCTTTGTCTGAGCTGTCTTTTGCTTTTGCTTTTGATTTTGTTTTCTTTGGTTTTGCATCTTCTTCTTTGATTACAAGGTTGTCGTAACCCATATCATAAACGGATTTGAGTTGTTCTTGTGTCGCATCTTCCCAATTAAAGTGCAATCCACCCAAGAAGAAAGCACGACCCTTTTTTAATCTTGCTTTATACATATTACAAATATATAAAAAAGACAGGAAGGTGCAAATTTTGCACCAACCCATCCCTTATAGTTATTATTAAGCCACAGTTACTGTACCTGCCGATGGGTCAGGAGTAAATGTACCTGTAAATAATCTTGGTAGTTCGCCTGATTGAGCAGCGATTGTAACGGTAACACCATTTTCATCACCCAAAGCAGCACCTGTTCCACCCTCTATTGATGTCATTCTAGCATACATCTGAACGTTTGCTATGTCATCACTCAAAGCGTATTCGTTTGATGCACCTATAACAAACTTCTCACCTGCGAAAGACTGAACTATTACAACAAGATTTTTATTCATCAAGCTGTGTAATGCAGCTAAGTGAGCGTTTGAGCAGTTTGGAACATAAAAAGATACTGTATGCTCAAACAAAATAGTTCCACCCTCTTTAGTACCTGCTGTAGTAAGAGAACCTGTACCCTGCTTTAATTCAAACAACTTCATATTTGGTACAGTCATTGCAGATATAAGGTGGTCTGTTAAATCACCATCTGCATCAAAAGTAACAGCAGACATATCGTTGAACTCAGCGATACCAATGTTTTTTAACCCACCTCTTACTTCTAAGTCCGAGTGAGCTACACCTATTGCTTCTATTGCCATTTTATTATTATATTAAAAGTTAAAAATATAAGGGGGAGTATTTCATCCCCCTTAATTAGATATAATTATACAGTAATTGCTTCAGGAGTGTAAACAACAGCTAATTTGCTGTCCTTTAAAGCACAACCAATCATGTAAGAAACTCTGAAACGATACGCTTTGTTATCGTTAGAATACCATTGCTCGATTGAGTTAGCATCAAAGTCAGTTCCTACAACGAAAGCATCCTGAGTAGTTAACATTGCCCTGTGAGTTTCAGTAGCAGCATCAGTACCGTTGATGTTAGCGAAGTCAGCAGCGATATGAACATCCCAATCTCTACGAACGATTACAGGAATACCTCTGAATGTTAATTGTGGCATACCATTTACTAAAGTACCATAACCTGCTGCTGCATAAGAAGTGTTCTCAAGAGTTGACTTCATGTAGTCGTCAGCGATGTCGCCTGATACAAAGTAAACGTGTTGTCCTGCTTCTAATAGCTCAGGAGAAGCGTTGTCATATAGGTCTTTTAAAATACCTACACCACCACCTGAAGCTAAAGCACCTTCGCCTTGAGCAACAGTTAGGTCGCCATTTGTAAGCTGAGTAGCAGATGCTTCAGCAGCAGCTTGGAATAAACCATCATAGTTACCATAGTCAGCGTTAGCAGAAGAAGAATCAGATAACCAAAGTTGTCTGTTCATATCATACTTAACAGAGTTTGAGATAAGCTCTAAAAGAATGTTTTTTACAGCAGTTCCTTCAATGTTATCGAAGTCAAAGCTACCTCTCATCAACTGTCCTTTGATTTTGTTGAATAAAGAGTTTGCTCGGAACTGAATCTCAGCTTCCAAACGAGCAGGAGTAACAGTTACAGTTGCACCTGCTGCAACAGATTCAGAGTTAAAAGCATCGTCAGTAAATGCTTTAGTAATCTTTCCTAAGTTAGTGAATTTGTCGATTACAGTAGTACCTTTGATGTCAGTCATAACATCCATGTACTGCATATAATCTTGACCCATGAACAATGGTTCAAGGATAAATTTGTTTACGTCATATTGGTTTACAGTTGGTAAACCTGCTAAAGTTAAAGCCATTTTTTAATTATTTTTTTTAAAGTTTATTTACTAATTTTTTAGCAAAGGTAGTCCACTCATCATTTGTTTCTTCTGTTTTTGTGATGGTTGGTTCTTCCTCTGTTTCTACAACAGTTTCAGTTGCTTCATTTTTGTTAATCTTAGTTTCTAATTCAGAAATCTTGTTTTGCAATTCAAGAATCACAGATTCTCCTTCGCCAACAAGATTTGCTAATTCTTCTTTCTCAGATTCAGCAGCAGCTAAGTCCTCACATAATTCTGTAAGTTTATCGCTAACTTCTTGATTATCAGAAAGAACAACAGAAACCTCGCTTTCAGGAGTTGAAGCATCATCTCCCTTAACAGCCATAACGATTTCCTCTTTAAGACTGTTAAACCAAGTTTTTAATTCTTCGGTCATTTTAAAAAGTTTTTTATTATTATTCAAATTTAATACATCCATAATCTCTTTTTCATTTACATTAGTAAATTTAGAGAAGTTGAATTTAGCAGCAACCTTCATCGGTTCTATGACATAATCAATAAAACCAAATTGCTCTGCTTCTTGACTTGTTAACCAAGTTTCTTTATCCATCATTTCAGACAATACATCATAAGGCATCTTTGTCTTTCTTTGATATATTTCTATTATCTCATCTTTTATCTTGTCAAGTAAGTCAGCAGTCTTACGGAAGTCAGTAGCTTCACCTGCTGATTGTCCAAATGGATTATGAATCATAAAAAATCCATTTTCAGCCATTTCTATCTTATCCCCACCCATTGCTATAACTGTGGATATTGAAGCAGCCAAACCTTCGATTCTTACTGTAACAACTCCGTTATGAGAACGTAAAGCATTGTAAATAGCAAGACCATCAAAAACACTACCACCAACAGAGTTGATTCTTAGCGTTATGTCTTTCTTGCCAATGCTAATTATTTCTTCTATAAAATCTCTTGCAGAAGTGCCGAAGTCACCTATCTCGTCAAAGATAGATATTTCAGCAGTTTCGGCATTGTTAGTTATTGAGTACCAATTATTCATAAATGCAAAATTAATAAATTAAAACCCTACTACTTCGCAAAAGTCATCTAACGTTATAGTCTTTATTAAACTTTCTTTTGTGCTTGTATATAATGTTTTGTATTGTTCTTTCAGAAACATCATACTTTATGGATATGTCCATGTAGGTATAAGTATAGTTTCCATCGTTAGATTCTAAGATTTTATCAAAGTCTTTAATAATCATAAAATCCCTAAGTTTCTTTGGCTCGATAAGACCTTTTTCTGCAAGATGGTTCAGCACATTTTTTATACCTGCATCCTCAGAATACTTTGCTTTGACTTCTTTGTAAATAATATCTATAAACTCATTTACTATTTCAACGCTGTTTTGTCTTATCATATTACAAATGTATTAAAAAGAAGATTGACTTTCAAGTGCTGATATTCTGTTTTGAGTATCGGTAACATCACTTTCAACCAAGACCACCTTTTGAGTTGTTGAGCCACTAATCATTGACTGAACACTTCTTAACTCACCACCCACAGCAAACTTCTCTCCTTGAGATATAATACCACCATCAGCAAACTTAACGCCATTTCCATTATAGCTATTTATTGCTGATAGTATTGGTCTAAATCTTGCAGTTGACTTTTTGTTGATTATAGCTTCTCCACCTTCTGCTTCATGTATAGCACCACCAACTCTAAACTTAACACCACCGTTAGCGTGTGATGCACCCTTGAACATACCACCCCTTGTAAGACCACCTTTTTCAAA